GATTGCATTGATACAGCTACAAATCAAAAACTGTGACGATATTATCTACACAGCTAATATCCCAGAATTTGATGATCCATTGTTTTAGAGGTTAATATCTAAATGTAAGAGATTACAACTTCGTGTATTTGAAAAACTACATGAACATTTTTCTCAACATCAAAGCTGAAGATGCTCACAGGCTAAGGCAGTTTTTAAAGAAGAACCCATCAACCAAAGGATCTGGTGTTGCAAGAGAACATCTTGACGCTGGTATCATTTCCAGAGTTGTTTATTCCCTCGAACACGCTTTAAATGAATTATGAGTCGGGTAGCCT